GCTCTCATCTTCCCACCAGCTGTCGCCTATGTCGCCATAGATGTAGATTTCTGCACTACCATCGTGGAGGGCTTTTATTTTGTAAGGGTTCTGTTGCTTTGGCATATTAGCTCCATTAAAAAACCCGCTGAATTAGCGGGCTTGTTTTATTGATTGGTTGATAACAGTTAAAGTACGTCTCGGCTTTTCATGCTGATAATTTCATCCGCTGTAAAACCAGCATCTTTTAGTTTAATCTTTTCCATCGTCGTCTCCGTTTTGGAATATTTGCTACATTAAATAACCCGTGTGAAGCGGATTTGGTTCACTGATTGGTCAACTGCTTGCAGGTTATTTAGATGGCTTGTTGTTCTCGGAAGCGACCTTCTAAGTTTCTTTATCGAAACTTTTATATTTCGCAAGGATGCTAATTTCCTATTTTGCTTAAATTGTGCTTTTGACCCGATGCCGATGTATTTCCACCCGTGACCTTCGGCAATGAATCGATCCCCGTATTTCACAAAACGGGTAAAAATGTTTGACGGAATAAACAACCCCGTGGTCCAGCCGATTGAGCGGGACTTATGTACAAGATACCGGTTTGATTCACCCATCATCTGTCGCCCTTATCATGTCAATGCCTGAATTGATTGAAAATGCAGCTATAAATATCAACAAGCACCAAGTCACGCTGCCTACCTCATATCCCTTTAGCTCTAGAGCTACTGAAAATGGTAACTGCAAAGGTAATATAATTAACAATTTCCCTAAGAATTTCGGCATTAATTACTCCTCACTAACTGACTTTTCAGTATCCAATTCAACCGGTACTATTTCGTGTTTGGGATCGGTTGTGAAATACAAGCCTCGCTCATCGGCTTCTTTGCGCCATGCTTCTATTTCATCCATGACGGTGCGTGGATTTGCTCCGCGATCCCGTATGTTTTGCTGTGGCGATTTATGGCCTGCACGTTCTAGCCGCTCGTTGCCTTTTGCTTCTTTGTCTGGGTCTATCCACGGCATAGATGGGCCACGGCATTCGGCATCGTATAGCGTGTGCCTGTCTATATCTTTTGGCAACTTTAATAAACCCGATAAGACGGCCATGTCGATAAAGCTTCTGTACGTTGGGTAACTGACTTGGCTTGAAAATAACTGGGACAGTGCTTTGTAGGCGACGAACCCTTCTACCAGTTCTTGGCGTTGTGCCGAATAGGTGCCATCGTATTTACGGGCTATGCTTGAGAATGTGCCACGCGAGGCGGCGGCTAGCATACGCACCATTGAGTCTCTAAAGCCTTCTAATAATGCGGATGGTCTGTTGCTGTCCACCGTTCCCACTTCTTCACCGGGGCGCAGGTTATCAAATATTTGACCCGGCTTTACTTTGAAGCTTCTGTCTGTGTTTTCATCGCCCCCAACATAATCATCAGCTACGCCTTTTTTTATGTAGCCACACATGGCGGCGGCTATTCTGGCAGCAACTAGCTCTGATTCTTCGTAATCTTTGATACCTTCTATTCGGCGCATCATGGGCGCGAATATGGAAACGCCACGTGCTTGTTTGAAGCGCTTAACTATTTTGGGGTGCAGTATATTGTCTGCACTTATTCGTTTAGTGTTTTTAAATAAATGGGTAAAGTTTAAATCACCTGGGTGTTCTTTTAGCATGTGGTAAGCGAGTGGCCGCCCCCATGCGTTACGTTCTACGCCTTGGGTAATGCCTTTGTCTTTGTCGCTGTCCATAGGCAGCAGGTCGGCTTCTATGAGTTCTATTGAATAAGGAACCCGTGTCCCGTGTTCTAAACTTGGGATAATGCCCTTTAGTTCTTGCAATAGCGCCTCACCATCGCGGAACCATGCGCGGGCTATTAGACGTTCACAGGCTGGCCAATCGTGTTCGTGCGTAACTTCTGGCTTTAGCTTCCAATCTTCACGTAGTTCTAGTATTTTTTTGGCTAAGTCTGGCAGCAAGTCGCCATTTTTATCACGTGGTTGCGGCTCTATGCTGATGCCTTGCGGACCGATGATGTTATCAACCAGCGTGGCTAATATGCCTTCTGCTAAATCGTAGTTTTGCTCTTGCTGGCGCGCATAACCGCGAATGGTGCTGCCTGCTCTCGCTGTTAAGGTGTCTCCACTGGCGTTATCTGGCTTTCCTTTCCTTAGGCGGCTTGGCTCGGCTGCTTCATAAGCGGCTAATGCACCACGAAAACGGGCTCGTTTAAATGCCCACGTTGGCGAAAGAGCTTCGATTGTTTTATCGAGTACGCTCATCTAAAATCTGCCACTGAATAGAGTGATGAACCACCACTTACTTTTGTTTTTTCGGCTCGTACTCGTGCCTCCCATTCTTTACGCCCCGCTATTACTTCTTGCAGGTTTTCACGGCCCAAAGTTCTGTCACGATAGGTGACTGTTTTGCCTTTTAGTATGGCTTTTTCTGCTTCTATGTAGAATTCGACCATTTCTGTTGCTGTGCTCATATCCAGTCTTCTTCTTGATTAATGTTTGAGTGGCCAAATGCGGCAACGGGTGCTGCTTTTTTAGGCTGTTGCTTTGGTACTGACGGTGCGGCTGCAAATATGTCGGCTTGTTTTAATGAATGCTCTAAATTTGCCCATGATTTTTCGGTCATGGTGTGAACTTTTACTGATCTGGCTGCGTGCATGGCCATTACGGTGCAATCCAGCGCTTCGTTCCTTACGCCTGATTTAACGTGCCATTGAAATTTACGGCGCATGGTTCTATGCGGGGCGAGCACTTCTGACATCAGTTGTTCGTAAAAATCCGCTCGCACATCTTTGTACCAGTGCATTCGACCTGCTCCGCGCCCTTTTAGGGTGACGCGGCCTTTGCCGCCTATGAGCAGTTCTTTGGCTTTATAGGTGCCGACCATGTAAACCCGCAGGCCGTATTTGCTGTTTTTTGTTTTGGTCTTTTGGTCTATTTGTTTTGGCAGCATGAATATTTCACGCGTGCCGTAGTCGTTTGATGAGCCTTTTACGGCCATTACGCCGCGTTTTTGGCGGCTTCGCACGTAGTGGTAGACGGCATCGGATGTTTGACCATCTGATGAGTCGACTGATACGGCGGCCATTTTTAGACTAAAACCTGCTTGGTGCTTAAATTGTTGAAATAATAGGTCGTCTAGTGCTGTCCACACCGGGTCTTTTACGTCTATTGTCGTTACTTTTGCGGGTATTTCATCCCAATAAATTAGCCACATTTCTTCATCGCGGCCATGCGCCCAGATGGTAAGGGCTAGTCTGTCGTGCTGTACATCGACCCCTGCTGTTATTATTAAGCCGCCATGCGGCACGGTAAGATGTGGATAATCTTCCGCCCGTTCTGCTAGGTCGTCGGCTTCTGGTGCGTCTGTTTTGTATTCGTACGGTCTACCAAGCTTTGAGTTTTCAAAGACGATCATGCCTGTTTGGTCGCCCTTGCTCATTTCGTGCTGGGCTTCTAAGTAATCGCGTGCTACATCGGCTAGGCTGGTGCCGGGTAAGCAAACGTATAATTCGTTTAGCTCTTTAAAACCGACAATGCCACCGGATGTTTTAGCCGTTTCCTGCCAACCTTTGAACGGGTCGCCTGCTTCTTCTGCTGCTTTTACGGTGTCTAGCACGTTTTTCTTGCGTTGCCAGTCGTCCCATATTGAGCCGCACAGTGGGCAACCATAAACGGCGGTGTCTGGGTCGGCTTTGCCGAATACAACGTGTTCTACGTTGTCGGTTCTATCAACCCATGAAACGTTGGCCCAATCGAGTACGTGCTGCTCGTGGCAGTCGTTACAGGTGATGGGTAACACCATTTGATTGGACATTTCCACAAATTCTTCTACCCGTGATGCGCCTTTTACTGAAGGCGTGCCACCGAGTATCATTTTGCCGCTGCTTTGGCGCTTTAGTCGTTCTCGTACGAGCCTTAGTGCATCACCTTGGCTGCCTACGTTGTCGGCTGTGTCGTCTGGCTCTTCTGCAATAACCAGTTGCGCGGGTGTACTTTTTACGTTTCCGGTTGAGTTACTGCCCACCATTTTGATGAAGCCACCGGGAAAACGTTTGTTAAACGTGGTATTGCCATTGACGCGTGAACGTGTGTCGATTAACCCCGATAGCGCCGGGGTTGATCTGATTGATGGCGATAGTTTTTCATCACTGAATGCTTTTGCGTCACCTTCTTTTGGAAACAGCATCATGATGGTGCCCGGTATTCGCTGAATCCGTTTACCAAGGTAGCCAACTAGCCCGAATGTCCAGCCGATTTGCGCGGCTTTCATCATGCAGACGAGTTTTATTTTTGGGTCATCCAGTGCGGCAAATATGCCCCAAAGGTATGGCACGTAATCTGGGTTGTAGCTCCCAGCTAGGTCGCCTGATTCCGGCGGTAGTACAAATTCATCTCTTAGCCAATCCAGCGTTGGTATATCAACTGGCAACTTCCAATTGTTTTCGCCAGCACGTATAGCAACAAGATTATTCGTTTGGCGTATTTGCCCCCGCAAGTCGTTTGGGATAGTTACCAATGGCTTCGAGTGCTGATCTACTGTGTCCATCAACCATCTCCCTATCGACCTGCACGTTATGCGCGCCTTCGATGTCACCTATTATTTTGTTAATGCCGTTAATAAATTCAGATCGCCCTTGCGTGGCCCAAGCTGAAAGCAATATTTCAAAGTCATCTACTGCGACTAATTGGCCAGTGCTTTCAAAAAATTGTATTTCGCGTAAGTTCGCGGATGCGTTGGTGTCCCTAATTCTTGCGCGGGTTAGTTCGCCTTGATCATCACCACCACGGCCTGCTGCTTTTTCGCGCAGGTCTAAGATGTACTTTTCACGAATCTCATTAAGCGTGGTAATCTTCCGATCAACATTCATAGCACGGCACAACGAGCTTGCATTGCTTTCGCTCATGCTCAAGTGATTAGCTATTTCAAGAAGTGTTGGCATAAAAACCTTAAATTAAAACCAAATGCAAACTAAAAGCTGAACCCCCTTTACAACCAGAAGTCTGCGCGCTTTTCGCGCCTTTATGCC